AAATTACCGATAACAAATGTTGGTGCATTTTCATTTCTTTTAAAGATGAAACCCTTTGCAAATACTTTTTCTGTCTTTTCCATTTTTATTTATTAATTGTGAAACTTAATTTTTTAGTTGAAAATAAACTGATAATATCTTTATTGCCATTGATTGATTGTTGGGAGTTAGCATAATAGCTATTTAAATCCTCAACCGATTTACATTTGTCAATTTCTTGTTTCCACATTTGTAAACTTTTAGCTTCTGCTTGCGGAATCTTTACCTCTTGTATTCCACAGGCATCTAAATCTTTATCAGTAATTAAACCAAGCATTGAAGATAAAGCGTATCTTCTATAATAAGTAACACCAGAACCAAATGATTGATATTCGTTCATAATACCTAATTTAATTTTAGGAATTGTTGTAAATGATTCTAATGATTCGCCTGATTCAACATGAAATAAAATAGTTCTAATGCCTTCATTAATATTGTTTTCCATGATTTTAAAGTCTAAAGGCTGAACGATGCACAATCCATGCTTTTTTAAAATAGGATTTATTATTGAATGAATTTGAGTCAAATCTGCATAAGTGTAGTTGTGACCTTTAGTGTCTTTGTGAATTACAGGACATTCATTTTGAAAATTTGATAATGATTTAATTAGATTTTTCATAATTAGTCTAAGATTAATTGTTGAAATTTTGATTTATAAACTCGTTCTTCTCTGCAAACTGCTGCCCAAAAATCTTCGAGTTCATCGAAAAACCAGGTGCAAGTATAAAATCCAGCTTCGTCTTTGAATTTTGCTTTATACTTTTTCATATCCCTGAGATTATTGGTAAGATGTGCCAAAATAAAAGGTATCCAAATATTGCGATTGCAATGCTACCAAGTAAACCTTCTCGGTCAGTTTGGTAAAAGTCTTTGATGTACTCGATAATTTTTTTCATTTGATTGTTGGTTTAAGATTAATTAATATGTAATCCATCTAAATGTAAATTACCAATCAATTCGATAATTTTTTTATTTGGAAAAGTTTTAAACAAAGTTTTTTTATCATTGACATTTAAAATCAATTTTCCGATTTTGTCAATTTTTAAAATGCTAATAAAATTGTCATTATCCCAGTTGCTAAATAAAAGTATTTCACTGGTTTCTTCATCATTGAATAATTGATGTAATTGATTTGCATCTATATCATTTATAGCTTGCATTTCTTGAGTCATTAATGTTAGATTTTTCATTTGTTATTGTTTAAGTATATACAAATATATACCTAATATTTTAAATAAAAAAACTTTATATAATATTATTTTAATAATATCCCAATTATTTATTTAACGGTCGTGTAAAACAAAAATCCCCACCGATATGACCGATAGGGATTCTATTACTTAAACCTATTTAACTATGAAACCACAAACCTACAAATATTTATTTAGAATGCTATTTTCTTTTTCAAATTGTACTCTTTTTTTATATGCTTCTAATTCAGTATTAAAAATGCCTAATGCGTATTTCTTATTATTAATTTGAATTTGCGCTCTCCATTTATTATATTTTTCAATATAGCTAACTCCCAAATATTTACTTGAAAAGTTTCTATTTCTTATTTTATGTGTTTGATTTTCAAAATGAGTAACCCATTCTAAATTATACATAAGATTATTTTTCCTATCGCCATCTTTATGATTTACTTCTTTTTTATTTTCTTTATTTTCTAAAAAAGTTAAAGCCATTAATCTATGCAGTTTAAATTTTTTAGTTTTTCCATTCTTACTTAATCCGTGATATAAGTATCCATATTTATCTACATAAGATTTTAATATCTTTCCAGTAGTAATATTTTTAACCTGGCAATAATTACTTATTTCGTAATTATCAAATTCGCAATTAACTTTTTTCCAAATTGACATAAAAATAAAGGCTCAAATCAAAAGTAAATCTGCAACGTTTTACCAATGAAATGAGCCATTAAAGTTTTTGATAGCAGTTGCAGTTGCTCTTACAAATATAATACTATTTAATTATTTTACCTTCTCTTATCTGAATATTATCCACCATACTTTTCCCATTATTTATTTCAACTATTGCGAAACCGTGATTGTGATGTGAGAAAGGCATATATTTAGGACTAAGAAGCGTAAGGCATCCCGTAGTGTAGGTATTAATAAATTGCTTCATACTTGTTTTACGTTGAGTGAAACTCGTTCTATGAACGTGTCCTATAAGAGTATTGCATAAAGTTTTATTTAGCAAATTTTGTGATGGGTTAATACCTCCAGCGCCATACCACTCATGTCCGTGTCCAACAAGCAAGTCTCCCATTTCCATTCCTTGCCAATCCTCGATCATTGTGATCCCTAATTTATCCAATCTAAAAAATACATCGAATTGAAGGTCGTGTATTTGAGCAAATTCCTCAGCTTGTAATTGTAATGACCTGGCGAATCGATTCTCATGGTTGCCAAGTTTATAATAAATTGGAATGTTTCTAAATATATCCCTAAGTCTTTGCAAGAAATCCCGATTCATGTCGACCTCCCTTTTGAAATCTCGCATATCTTTTTCCTTTTCGTGCCTTGAAATAGAATAGAAATCTTGGATATCTCCATTAAGATACAAGCAATCAATCTCTTGCTCCTTTAAATGCTTGATAGCGCAAGTCAAAGCAGTAAGGTCATGATATGGAAAGTGAATGTCAGATAGTATTCCAATCTTTTTTAAATGCGAAGGCAGTTTAGCGGATACATATTCCTTGCCAATGCTTTCTTCGATGCCAAAATTATCAAGTGTTTCAAGATTATAGTTTGCGACTACTGGCGGAATGATTTTATTTATTTCTTGTAATGACCTATCCTTTGAAGTTATATTCTTTTTAATCATAAACTTTCTCAGGGAGTCAGCATTTTGATAGCCATACATCTCAAAGAATTGTTTATGGAAATCCGTTTTACTCAGATTTGTAGAATAGAAATGCTCCCTAATCTTGATAATTTTATCTTCCATTTTCATATTCTTCCATTAAAACATCGACTAAGAACTCGATATTGTTTAGCACTTTCATTCTTAAAACGTATGCAGCATCATCAATGTGTTCGATGTTCTCCATTACATCCATCATCGTATCCAGTAAATCCTTTGCTCTTGATTTTGGCTTCTCCAATGGTTCAATGTCAATTTTATACATAAATAAATCTTAAATATAAGTAACCAAAGATTATCAATCCTTGAAAAATAATGGTTAAGATACACCAAGTTGGAATGATATTAGTTATTTTTTCTTTATTAGTTGATGAATTATCAGTATGCAAACTTGAAGCGTACATATTTTTATACACGTTTTCAATAGAATCGATGTTAACGGTTGCTTGAATGTTGCCCCTATAAGACCTGATAATTATCTTCCCCTGAGGAACGGTTATCTTAGAGTAGAAAGTGTTTAAGATGCCCGTAGAATCGCAAGGATTCTCAATGATTAGCGTATCATATACCGCATTGAATTTTGTTATTACTTTGTAGTCACGTATTGTGTCTACACGAATCTTTTCTTTTTCGATTATGACCGATTTTTGTGGTCGACATGAAATAAAAAAGTTTGCAATTAGCAAACAAAGGATTAATTTTTTCATGAAAAGTATAATTGAGATTCAGCATTCCTTCTAAGGGTCAATCCATTTAAGACTTTGCCTCCACTCTTATTCCATTTTAAAAATTCTAATTTAATTGATTCATCATTTGGGTCGGCATTAACTTTCTTTATTAATGTGCTTCTTTTCAAAGCGCCTGCGCCCACATTATAACATAGCGAAACCAATGAGTCGAACTGATTCTGATTAATGTCATCACGACAAAATGAGTCAACGCTCCGTTCATAATGTTTAATTACATTTAAAAAAATATCGGTTGCTCTTGCTTCGCTAATGGGTGCATCGGTCATTCTAACCTTAGTTCCATCTTCGTAATAAGTGCAACCGACTGAAATCGTTGGAATACCAGCTGGACATAAGTAAGGCTTGAGTTTAACTCCCTCAAACTTCTTTATTAGGCTTAGTCCTTTTTGGCTTATTTGGTTGA